AACGGATGTACGATAGATAAGGAGTAGTGATGCTGACGCTTATTTCAACTCTTGGTGGCTACCTAGTCGCTCTTTTCCCTAGACTGTTCGACATTCTTCAAGACCGCGCTGACAAGAAGCACGAGCTAGACATCCTGCACATGCAGATGCGCCAGCAGTTGGCGCTGACAGACAAAGGCTATTCCCCGTCAGACAAGACCGAGGAAGTCCGCGAGAACGATGAGCAGGATCATCAGCAGTACATGGCCCAGACAGCCGCCATCTACAACAATCAAGAGAAGCTGCTGGAATCGTCATCCCAGTGGGTCAAGGACATGACCGCGGCTACCCGTCCGTTTGTGACGTTTATCTTCGTGCTTGAGCTAGTCCTGATTAACCTGTTGACGATGCTCTGGATCTTCCTGCACGGCAGCACAATCACCTCTGTAGGCGAGTTCATTCAGATCATGGAGATCGTGTTTGACGCTGACGAGATGGCGCTCTTAGGTACGATCATCGCCATGTGGTTTGGCTCCCGCGGTAACTCGAAGGCTGGCAAGTGATCTACCTTGTCTATGCGCGGATCGCCGCGACCGTGTTGTTGTGTGCTTACTTTATAAGTAATCTGCCATGAAACTGCCTGTTGCCACAATAGCAATGATCAAGCACCATGAGGGGGTGCGGTATAAGCCTTACAAGTGTCCAGCGAAGTTGTGGACGATAGGTGTGGGGCATGTGCTGTACCCAGAGCAGGGCAAGATGCCCGTCGATCAACGCGACAAGTTCGCACTCAAAATAGAGGACTTCCGTGTATTTAGCAAAGAAGAAGTTGATTCGATCCTTGAGAAAGACCTACAGCGCTTTGTCGCTGGTGTTCTTCGTTACTGCCCTGACCATCTTAACGAAAATCGCTTGGGCGCGTTGGTCAGCTTTGCATTCAATGTTGGGCTAGGCACCCTTCAGAGATCGACCCTGCGGCAGAAGCACAACCGGGGTGACTTCGAGGGCGCGAAGCAGGAATTCCTGAAGTTCACTAAGGGCGGCGGCAAGGTCTTGCCGGGTCTGGTGAAGCGTCGGAACGATGAGATAGCGCTCTATTTTGCGGAGCCGAAATGAACCCGTACCTGATCCTCGGTGGTGTTCTAGCCATTGGCTTGGCGGCTGGGGGCGGGTATTATTCAGGTAGAAACAGTGGCATGGCAGAGGTGCAACAGGCGTGGGATAAAGAGAAGACTGCCCAGTATGCCGAATACGCAAAAAATCAAGCAGCCGCGCGGCAACGCGAGCAAGAAATGCAAATTTCTGCTGACAAGTTGAGGAAGGAAAAAGACCATGAAATCAAAGAGCTTAACGCTCGCACTGCCGCTCTTGCTAACAGCCTGCGCGACCGCCAAAGTCGCACCGCCGCCAGCCCAAGTTCCGTGCCCAGTGCCGCCAGCGTTGGACCAACAGCCTGTACCGGAAAAGAGCTTTACCGAGAGGATGGCGAATTTCTTGTCCGGCTCGCTAGAGAAGCCGACGAAATCAGAGCCGCCCTCAAACAATGCTACGCCCAATACCAAGCAATAAAATGACGCAAAACCCGATGAATGCGCACTAATATGAATTGCCTAAAAGTGCTTTCCCGAGACATAATCTTGAAAAGGTGCATGCTGAACCAGCGGCAAAACCGATGGAGCGCGTATGAGCTATAGCATGACCTATGACAGCTTGCTGCAGGATGTGCGGCGTTATTTGGAACGCGGCTTCACTGCGGAATCTGACGCCATTGTCTACGAGCAGTTGCCTCGCCTGATTACTTTGGGTGAGCGTCGCATCGCGCGCGAACTCAAGATCGAAGGTTTCATCCGTGCGGTGCAAACGCCGCTGCAAGTAGGGGTGGCCGTTTATCTCAAGCCAGATCGTTGGCGCGATACCGTAAGTATGACGGTTGACAATGCGCCGGTGTTTGCACGCTCATACGAATACATCCGCAATTATTGGCCCGACGAATCGCAAACCGGCACGCCTGAGTATTATGCAGACTACGATTACCAACATTGGATAATCGCCCCAACGCCTGCTACTGCGCAAACGTGGGAAATCTTGTACTACGAGCAGCCTGCATTCTTGGGCGAAGATTTCCAAACCAACTGGCTCACCGAATATGCGCCGGACTTGTTGCTTTATGCAACGCTCTTAGAGGCCGCGCCGTTCCTCAAAAAAGACGAGCGCATTCAAACGTGGCAAGCCATGTATGACCGGGCGGCGCAAGCTCTGAGCGGCGAAGACTTGAAGCGCATCATGGACCGCACCGCGAACAGGAGTGAAGCGTAATGACCATTTATACCGATGTTTTCGGCGGCGCGAACATCTATCCGAGCGAGATAAGTTACAGCTCGCTCACACTGACCGCCAGCGTTTATCTCTCTTGGCCAGAGGAAACTTCCACCAATCAAAATCTTGCGACAAGAATTATAGATGTCACTGCCAGCGCAGGATTGAGCATCTATTTGCCCGACGCCAGCAAGTCGGGCACAGGCAACACAATCCTTTTCAACAATGTCGGCGGCAACACCGTCACAGTTCGGAACTCAACCGGCACACAAGTTGTCACCGTCGGTTCAGGCGAGTTGTGGCAAGTTTACCTCACCAACAACACGACAGCCGCAGGAACTTGGCAAGCGTTGCAATATGGCGCAGCGGTCAGCCAAACTAATGCGAGCTCGCTGGCTGGCACAGGCATTGTCGCTGTTGGTACGTTGTTGAGTCAGTCTGTTCCTGTTACTTCATTCAACGCGAACTACACCGCAGGCGTCAACGACCGCGCCAAGATGTTCAACTGGACAGGTGCAGGTGGCACACTCACGTTGCCTGACGCCACGGCTGTTGGAAACAACTGGTTCGTTTATTTGCGCAACAGCGGCTCAGGCGCGATACTCGCTGATCCGCCAGGATTGATCACGATCAATGGCGCTGTCTCGTTGAGTTTCCAACCCGGCGACAGCGCAATCATCGCGTCAGATGGAACAGACTTCTACACGATTGGTTTTGGTCAGTCTGCTACGTTCGCGTTCGATTACACGGTTATTGACATTGCCGGCACAGGAACTTACACGCTGGTTGGTTCTGAGTTGAATCGAATCGCTTATCGGTTCACTGGTGCGTTGACTAACAACCGCACCGTGGTCGTTCCAGCCACAGTGCAGCAGTATTGGGTAGACAACCAAACGACCGGCGCATACACGCTCACGATAGATCCGTCAGGGCCGGGCACAGCGTTCAACGTAGGGCAAGGTGAGCGCGTCATCCTTTATTGCGACGGAACAGACGTGCTCAATGCCACGACACAAGGCATTTCTGTGCCGTTGACGATTGCAGAGGGCGGCACAGGGGCAACAACCGCCAGCGGTGCGCGCATCAATTTGGGCGGCAGCTCCACAGGCATCGCGCTGTTCACGGCAGTCGACCAAGCCGCTGCGTGGGCGGCGTTGGGCGTGGCTCCGGCAGGCGTGGTAGACGGCGGGACATTCTGATGCCTGAACAAACAATCATCCTGCGCTCTCAACCCGGCATAAAGCGGGATGGGACAAAGTATGAGGGCGACTTCTACGTCGACGGGCAATGGGTTCGTTGGCAGCGGGGGTTGCCGCGCAAGATGGGCGGCTATCGTTCGACACAGAAATTCCTCACGGAGATAAGTCGTGGGTTGTCGAACTTCACGCAGCAAGGATTTGTTTATTGTCATTCCGGCGGCGCAAGCACACTTGAGCGATTCACGATTGACGGCAGCCTCAACAGCTCCATCATTAGTGACAGAACGCCTGTGGCTGTCGCTTCTTCTTGCACCGTCACATTGACGGGCGGCGCGGCTGGTTCTGTAGACGACATCACAATTGATGCCGTTTCAATCATGACTGGCGCGGTCGCATTCAACACAAACTTGTCTACGACAGCCGCTGACGTCGTTACCGACATCAATGTCGGCACAGGTACGCATGGTTATACCGCGTCTAACGTCGGCGCTGTGATCACGATTGAATCAGACGTCACTGAAGGATCTAACCCGAACGGCTACGAAGTAATCGTCACCACCACGACGATCACCGCTACCAACACCGACATGGCGGGTGGTTCGTTCGCGCTGCAAAGCTCTGCTGAAAACTTGTGGATGTTTGATTATCAGTACGAATCCTCAAGCAATCAAAATTACATCCTCGCTCATGTCGCGCCGAATTCAGAATGCATTTGCAACGATACCGGCGGCCAGATATTTTTCGGTGACGTGCTCGGAACCGCGCCACTGACCAGCATCTCGTTGCCGCCAGACGCGAACGTCACCGGCGGCATTGTTTCCTTGCACCCTTATTTGTTTTATTACGGCACCGACGGCATCATCGGGTGGTCTAAGGCGGGTGAGCCGACCAACCTGACAGACCTCGCAGGTGGCGCAGGCATTGCGCGTCCTTGGGGCCAAAAAATCATCAAAGGGTTGCCGCTGCGAGCAGGCTCCGGCAGCGCTCCTGCCGGCATCTTTTGGGCGTACGACGCGGTCATCCGTGCAACTTTCACGGGCGGCGCAACTGTTTTCCAGTTTGACGTCATTGCTACCGAAACCTCAATCATCTCGCCGCAGTGCGTGGTGGATTACGACGGCGTGTTTTTCTGGTGCGGCGTCGACCGTTTCTTGATGTTCAATGGTGTGGTGCGAGAGGTTCCCAACCAGATGAACCTCAATTACTTTTTCGACGGCATAAACCAAAACCAAAAGAACAAAGTATTTGCATTCAAAGTGCCGCGCTATGGTGAAATTTGGTGGTGTTATCCACGCGGCGACGCTACCGAATGCACTCACGCTGTGATTTACAATGTGCGCGAGAACACTTGGTATGACACCGAGCTGCCTAATTTCGGGCGGTCTGCAGGTCAGTTCAGCAATGCGTTCGCCGCGCCTATCCTCGCAGGCGTCGTGGACGACGGCGATGGGTACAAAGTTTGGATTCAAGAACAGCTTACCGACGAATACGACGGCTCCAACATACGACCGATCCAGTCGTATTTTGAGACAGCCGACTTGTCGTCGTTGCCGCAAGGTCGCAACGAATACTTGCGCATCGTCGCAATCGAACCAGACTTTGTGCAAAATGGCCCGATGACGGTGAAGATCACTGGCCGCGCCAACGCTCGCGCGCCAGAAGTTTTCAGCACAGACTTTGAGTTCCCTGCCAGCGCTGCGGCTGACAAACCTTACGAGCAGATCGTCATGCTCAAAGAACAGCGCCGTGAATTGCGTGTGCGGTTCGAGAGCAATGCGGTTTATGGAGACTACCAAATGGGCCAGATCATTGGTCATTTGGACACTGGCGACAGGACGGTTCTCGGATGAGTTTGCCACATGTTACCTTGCCGCGTTATATGGGGTTGGTGGACTGGGCCAATCAGGTTTCTTTGGATTTGGATCCTTATGGTGCGTTCGGGCGGCTGGATTCGCCCGACAACTGGCAAAATTGGGCGATGCAATTTTTGAACAACACATCGTTGGGTAGAAACTTCCCTAACCCTTACGACTTCCAGGATTGGGAGGAGTGGGCTGACCGGTTTGTGCAAACGCTGTCATGAGGTATATAGGCTTTTATCGTGAAGATGAAGCAGAA